AGTTGGTGAACACAAAGATTAATTATTAAAAGGTGTCTCTATTACTTCCGCGCCATAAGCTGTAAAAGTCAAAGTTGGATTCTTAGCTATCACTACAACAGGACTACCGCTTGATTCAACTGGTATGTAAGTTGAAATCTTTGCTGTGGCTGATGCGCTTATACTCACGTTGTGGTAAAGCGCAGCACTTACTGTTGATGAAGCACTATGATAAATCCCATACTCAGTAGCAGCACCTGAGTTACTAACAAAGATATTCTTTACTATCCTAGTTGAGTTAACTTGAGTTGCTACTAAGGTAACAGCAGTTGCTGAACCATCAGGTCTTACATTATTAAATTTTTTCTCTTGAAAGAAACTCATTCAGTCCCCAATAATGCGTATCGTTTTGCATCAGTCTCTTCGTTTAGATTATTTATCTCATTAGCCAATTCAATAAATTGTTTTTGTAAATCATACTCTAAGTTTGAGTCTGCTAATAAGTTAAAGAATCTTTCTGTGTTAATCATTCTAACCCACCCGATTGTCCCTCAACATCTATTCCATTTAACTCAATGCTACCAGTATATTCATGTTTAAATGATTGCCACCTCGCTTCATTAACAACATCAAAACAATTATCAGTTAGGTTAGCGGTTGAGGATAGTGTTACATCAGAGTCACCTAATGAATCTCTATACATTGTCTTTTGAGTACCCGTAGTTGGGTTAGTAGTAAATCTTGGTCGCATCCTATTAATGACAGTCATCTTATTATCTTCGCCAAAGTTATTAGTGACATAAGAGTTTGTCGATGGTGTACCCGTCAACTGATAGAATGTTTTATTAGGTTTAAAGAAAGCAGATACAGGAGTTGTTGTCCCTAGAAAAGCTGTGCTATAAGGTAAATCAGGTAAATCATGGTAAGTAGAAAATAATGTTCCTAAATCATTATAAGTTGTACCCGAACCAAAGTAAGTAGTTGCAGCAGTTACATCTAAAGAACCTTTCCCCCATTGCTTAGACCTATAATTATAACAAACAAACTTATTAGGTGTGCCACTAGAAGAATTGTTTGGATAAAACCAAAATACTCTTGAGTTTTTACTATCGTGTGTTCCTATTATCTTATTTCTATGAGTGTTGTTTAAATCATTAAAGAAGTGATCGGATATAATTGAACCTTGTTCGGTATGTCCTATTACTCTTGGTCGAGAACCATCATAGATATAGAAATCATCATAACCAACAAAGAATTGTAATGGTACTGGATCACCTATAGTAACAACGGAGTTAACCCCAATAGCCCCTACTTCATCTGATATAACTCTAAAGTCCCAAATAAAAGGTGCGCCAATATATCTTCCGATATACATTGATTGAGGTTTGTAAACAATTACATCATCACCAAAACGTGCTGCTGCTTCTATCCCACCAAAGGTATCAGTTAGTCTATTGGTTGCACATTGTACTTGGATAGATGGAGTAAAATTAGTGTGATCTCCTAAAGCGGAACACCACCATCTATCTTGGCTTTCCCCATAAGTTGATTCATTTGTGTTAAATGCAAATATAAAATCATTAACAACAAGAACAATCTTAGCAACAACAGAAGCAGTTAAGTCAGAAAATACAGAATCGCCAGAGTTCATAACTTGTATTGGGTCTGCGCCATTAGATGCAAGAGTTACATTACCATATTGAGCAAACGTCCAATATTCATTAGATGGAACAGAATATTCGCCACTAGACCTTGTTACTTTATTCCATGTACTCGTCCCATGATATAAGTCAGTCGTAGTTCCTGCGAATGTTAATCTTGTGCCATCTAATCTTCTTATTGTAGCCAAACCAATAGCGGTTGAAGACAAAGTACCAAGACTTGCATCTTCTCCACTACTTACAGCTTCCATACCTCTTACTGTTGGGATAAAACCATCGCAATCTGTCATTACCCCTGCTGTTTCAGGTGGTAAGTCTGGTGCAAAACCTAGTGTTTTAACGTACATTTCTTAATATCTTCGATAGGTCAAAAGGAGTATTATAATTTAACATCCAAGCATCTTTACCCTCTTGTGGGTAATAAGACCCACCAAATCTTGCGCCTGATGGTGTAGTTACATTAGCGTTATATCCAGTTATATCTAAACCCTCTCCATAATTTATATTATCTGGTGCGCCATATTGTTGTAGTTCAGCAGGAAAATTAACAGTACCACTATTATATTGACCCTCTACTCCACCACCAAATCCATAACCACTTGGTGTCCCGACATTAAAATTAACATTACCACCTGCGCCAAAACCCTCGTCAGTTATTCTTACTGTTTGATCGGGTAATTGAACATCTTGACCACTAGAGTATGTACCACCAGAAATATTAGGTTCTAAATTAAATGTCCAATTTTCTTTATTATTAAACCATTCAACATCGCCTAGTGCGCTATTGGTATTTTTTTTATTATCTTTCTTATAATTTAATGCAGAATAATCCATTAGAATGTTGTAGCCTTGACACGCCCAGATTGTCTGCCATCTGTTTGTCTTTTGAGTTCTTTATATTCTTGTTCAGCAGACTGAAACATCATTTGTGCTTCTTGTACATTTCTTAATTCGTTTTCAAATAATTCGCCCTTTGCTCTTTTCCTAATCATTAACTCGCAATCATCTACCCACTCATTACTTGAAGTAGCAACTGATGATAGAGTTACGTCAGTAAGTTCTTTTATGTATGAGACTTTAACTGTGTAAGTTGCATTAGGAATAGGATAAAGTCGAATGTTATTATTGTAATGAGCATAATATTCTGGATAACCTGACCATTGACCTGAATCAATTCTTTCCATTTCTCTATAAGTCATAGGACTTAAAGGATAATCTCTGTTACCGATAGCAGCTTTTATTGAATCTATTTTTATAATTCCAGTTACGGCTGAACCTATAGTCGCAGTATCAGGCGTTGTTACTACTTCTTCAAATCCTGTATTAAACCAAAATCTTCTTTTTGAAAAATGATTAATAGCATCAATAACAGATTGAGCAACTGCGGTGGAACTTACGGAAAGTTCACCGCGTTTCATTTCTCTTGATATGCGTGATTTTATTTTTCCATAGTCACTCATAATTATGCGCTCGCTATAAATAGTTCAACACTTACCGCATTACTATCTGGATTAACTTGTAATGAAGCAACATCAGCCATAGTACCGAAACTAGGAGAAGTATCAGCTTCGGCTAACATACAAGCATCAGGGCTACCTAATACATGAGATTGTCCTGCTGCTAGTGTTACCTGATACAAAGTTGCAGCACCAACAACAGCTAATTCAACAGCATTTGTACTATCCAAGTTTGTAACACGAATATATTTACAATCATCTACATCAATAGCCCCTACTGATGTGCTAGTTGCTGCTGCAAATGTTGCGACTGTGGTTGTTGCACTTGCAGGACAAGTTACAATCCTTTTCATAGTTTCATCTACATTAGCTACAGTAAATGAATTAGTTGCACCTTGTTCTCTATCATTTAATGATACAGATTCGGTTAATGTTACTGTTAATGTTGCCATCTTACCCTCGTTAAATATTATTTATTTCATCACAATATTTCATGTGAATATGTAATCCTCTCTTTACTCTAAGACCACAAGCTGGACATTCTTTCATGCCTTTTTTAAAAGAATAATCTTTTTTCTTTTGTGATTTTTCCTGATTCTCTCTTAGAGTTTGTCTTCTTCTGCTCATTTACCAGAAGCCCTTACTTGTGGCATAAATAATTGATCGCAATGGTTCATATCACGATACTGTTCTTTCCATTCTTCCGAATAATCACAATCTTCATATTCGTAGAAACATGGTGTGCCTATAGTATAATGAACTATCTTAGCATCGGGGTTAACTCCATATTCCCCGACTAACCAATTCCATTCTTTTGGAATCTCTCCAATCCTTTCTTCTTCAGTCCATTTAAACTGATGAAGTTCAAGACCAGAAGCTGTATTAACGTATTCGGGAGTTAATTTTCTTGTATGATGGTGGCTACAGTTAAACAACATAACTGATGACCAATTCTTCTTTTCATAAACGTGCTGTTCATTCCCTAAATACTTCTTATCATCTTTTGGGATATAATCATGTTTGACAACTTGAACTGCATAATAAAAATCAAAATGTTCAAATAATTCAGCTATGTCAGTTCTTAATAACATATCACAATCCATAAAGATTGCTTGACCTTTATAACCACAAAGATAAGGCACTAGAAACCTTGAAAAAGAAAACTCATTTGATTGTTTTTTATCTCTTTTTCTATTAAATATATCCTTTAAATTATCTAAACATACAGGAGTGATAGAAACTGGGACTGATGCTTTAGTCATTATTGAATGACATAAAGTGTGATAAGCAACAGCTTCTGCGTGGTCATAACCAATGAATACTTTTATAGGCTCTTTCATTTTGGTTCTCCTACAAAAATAAAACCAAACTGACCTTTAGAATAATTTACCATCATAAAATGTTCCCATAACTTGGGTAACCACTTTGTATAATCCTGAACAATTAAATGAGCATTTCTACCATCTGGCAATTCTTTTTTCGCTATTTCTGTTGAAACAGTTAAAAAAACAACTTTCTTTGATAAATTATGTATGTCATCTAAAACATCATCTAAACATTCTGGTTCAACGTGTTCTAATACATCAATACAAACCAAAACATTAGCAGGTCTTGGTCTGTTAGAATATTTCTCTATACATGGATCATAGTTTTGTATTTTAAATGGAAGAAACCTTGAAAGTTCAGCTTTACCACAACCATAATCAAGTACATCTTCTTCATTAATAGAATTACACATATCAAGAATAGAGTCTGTATACTTTCTTGATGTAATACCAAAAGTATCATCATCTTTGTGTAATTGTTTATTAAGCTCTCTATATTCTTCAGTTATTAACATAACTTCTCCTCAAGGTCTTTTGCAACTTGTTCAATGATGGGAGTCCACCCATTTGTTTCTCGATATTGTTTTACTGAACCATACCAAGC